CTGATTTAAGATCTATCTGAGCATCGTTAAGCATTTCTTGTGCTTGTAAAACTTTTTCTTGATCTCCTTCTTCAAAAGCATTTGAATAAGCTGTTTTGGCTAATTCAATCTTATCTTGTAACTGCTTTTCTGAAATATCTAAACTTGATTTACTTAGTGTAGTTACTTCTTGATTTCTTGTTCTGAGGTTATGATTTAGTTCCTCATTTTTTTGGATGAGAGCTTGAATTTGTTCATCACGTTCTTTACGTTGACGAATAAGTTTTCGTATTCTTTGTTCGGCTCCTTTTGTTTTTATACCTTCTAACTCTGGAGCTTCAGCTTCTTTCTTTACAGGTTCTTCTTCTTCTATTTCTACTTTCGTTTCTTCTTTTTCCTGTACTTTTATTTTAGGTTCTTTTTTTGGCTCTTCTTCAAATTCAATTTCAATTTTATCTTCTTGCTCTGCATTCTGAACACTGACTGTATTCCAATTATCTTCTGCCATTTTATTATCCTTCCGTTGTTTACGAGACAAACGAGTTACGTATTTACTATATTATACCATAAAATTAATGATTTCCCAAGTTAAATTAATATTTTATTTAATTAATTAGAACCTCTAGTTAAATTAAATGTAGGATCAAGATCTTTAGGATCTTGTAATCTCATAGTTATTTGATCATCAAAGAGTAAAATAAAACGAACACCTTTATAAAAAAGCTTTGTTCCTATATGTTTACCATAGGAAACATGATCACCTACTTTACACCATGCACCCGTTGGAAATTTATCTTTATCAAGATAAGCTAGATCTCCTAGTGCTACTACTTTACCTACCGTTGTGAGGTAGGACATATCATCTTTGGTTGAATCAGGAATATAGATACCACCCTTTGTTACACTCTTAACGGATACTGGTCGTATTAATACATGATAACCCGGAAGTTCTGGTAGAACCTCTGGATCTGGTGCTTCTTCTGGATCTGTTACCCATAAGTCATTTTTTACTGATTTACCTAAGTGTGCTTCTTGCATTTTAGTCCTCATCTTCTGCATACATGCGTTTTTTAATAATTTCTGTTAGATTGTTTCTAGCCCACTCAAGACTAGAAATAGATCCAACAATCTGACGATAGTGAGGATAATCTTCCGCACTACCATTACCTAGTGAAATACGAAGGCTGTTAATCTCTTGATTAAACTCCTTCACTACTTCATCCCAAACTTCCATTTCTTTTACTTGGAACCTTTTTCAGGTGCTTTCCAAGAAAAGTCAGGCCATTCATTTAATACACTACGAATGCTACGACCACCTGTTACGTCTTTTGCATAAGCATCTCCAAAAGACTTACCACTTGGTTTAACATGCTCTAGGTATCCTTTACCCTTCTTCATCATTTATCTTCTCCTGTTTCTATTAAATCTTTAAGATTACGTTCCATTGTTCTTTTATCTTCATTTAACTGCTTCTCTTCTTCAACAGCTAACTTACCAAGAATATCCATTGATTTAAGTTTTTCTTTAGATTCTCTATCAAGTTGAGCTTTCTCTTTCTTAAATTCATTTGAAGAACCTGTTTTAAGCATATCAATAATTTGCTCATTTTCATCAAGTTCAAGTTGTTTATTCTTGAGTTCCATTTCCGCAGCTTGAACTACAGTATCAGATTGTATCTTCTGTTTTTGTAGTTCTACTTTAGCTTGCTCAAGAGCTACAAGTTGCTGTTCAGGTGACTGAGCCATACCCATTGCTTGATTAGCGTTCATAACTTGTTGTGCTGCTTGTGCCATAACCATTTCAATAACAGCAGGATTTTGCTGTTGTTCTGGCGGTAATTGTTGTATAGCTTGCTGTGCTACTCCATTCATCTGCTCTTGATATTTCATAACTGAATGCTCTTGTATATTTGCTTCCAGTATAGGACGTATTCTTTCCATAATTGGATTCGCACCATTAGCAGGATCTTGTAGATAGGCCATCTTAGTTTGTATATGAGCATCATGGTTCTGACCCGGAAAGGCTGCAATCGGTAATCCTTTTGTTGCTGCCATGATATCAGATACAGGGTCCATTGGTTGAGGTTCTACCTTTGGCGGTAGGATCTCTTCTAGGTTCGGCATATTTGCTGCATGTAGAATAGTTCTGTTCAGAGCTTCCAGATTAAACATACCGGGAGGTGACTGCTGTGCCATTTGTAATGCCATGTTAGCCATCATCATACGGTGTGCGTTGGAAGGTATATTCGGATCTGAGACAGGAACAATATCTATCCGTCCATCAAAGTCCTTCTTGAATATGCTACGGTCTTCATAAGGAACATCATAAGGATATTCATTGGGAAGATAATCGTAGTCAATCTTGGCTAGGATTCTAAATTCATCTTTCTGAGATTTGTGTACTCGCTTATGGATTGCACTAAAGAACTTACTGCTGGCTTCTAGAAGAGCCATCGTAGTTCCGACAGGTCCATAGGAGGCAGCATCAGAGACTATTTGCTCTGTGCTGTCTGCAAACCGCTGACCAGCAGCAGCTACAAAATTCAGCATTTGAAACAGAGTTTGGGAAGGCTCTTTGTAAGGCAGGGGAATAATAGCCTTAGAGAGATCTGTTCCAGTTGCTTCAACCTCCTTGAACTCACCGGGGGAGATAGGGTCGTTATCACCAACCATTCTCAGCCCTTTAGCCTTGAAGCCACCCGGTAAATTGGCGAACTGTCCTGCATCTATGAGGGATCTCATGGCAGCCGTTGCGCTCATGGTGAGATTACCAAGGAAATGGATCAAGCCTAATCCATAGAAACCAAAGCCCGGAACAAATCTATAATGCACAAAATGACTGCGCTTCTCTTTGTTCTGGTCATCTTGCTCATAGTTTCTACGAATACTTAATACTTGTCTTGTTTGTTCCAAGACAGTAACAATATAAGGAAGTGATTCTCCTGTATCTTCTATATCAAGATAACAATGTTGCTCAAGTAGAAGATACTGAGGATCATTATCGGAAGATGGAGACAGACCAATAATGGTATCCATCTTCTGTGTAAAACCTGTGGTATTAATCTGATCTGGTGTAGGCAGGTCTACGTCATCATAGACACCAGCCCTAATGTCCTTTTCCATTTCTATAGGACTACGATAGATCAGGTGTGTGTACCTGTCAGCATTTCTAAGATCAGTTGCATAGTAAGACACATAGAACTGGTCAATAGGTATAAATTCTGAGACAGGCCGTTTCAAGGTAGCACTATAGTAAACCTTTTTGAATGCAGATCCTATCAAAGGAAGATGGAACAACATCCTTTCAAACTCATCAAAGTATTCTGGCATCTGCTCAGTTACCTGATAGTTCATAAAGTTCTGTACTCTATTGGCTTGCAGTTCTTTTTCTGGTGTAGACTTACCTAGTATGTTTGCCTTGACAGGTCCGTTAGGTGGAAAGAGTTCTGCCGAAGCCTTGGATTGAAACTTAACGGCTGATTCAATAAGCAATGGGTGTACGGCTGTACATGCTCCGTCAAAAGGATCAGTACCCGGCTCTAGCTTTAGACCTAGCAGATCAAAGCCACGTTCAAACATAGACTCCCATTCAGCCCTTGAATCTTTATCAGCTTGATAATTATCTATGGCTTGATCAGCTATCGCATCTAGTTCTTCTTGATCAATAGTTTCTGTAAGATTACCATACCATTCTTCAATATCTTGAGAGGGTATCATTTCAATACTAGCTTCTTCTGAGAAGTCTACAATAACTCCACCGTCTGTAGGGTCAACTTCAAAGGTTGCATTTAAGTCTTCTGATTCTGCTGCCATAGGAACTACATTTCCAAGTTCCTCTGGTTTCATTTCATATGGATTACGTTCAGTTGCCATGTCTTATCCTATGTAAAATCTTCTTCAGTTATAGATACATCTGTTATATTTAAATCTTTCTTTGATTCACTTACACTTTTTCCAGTATAACTCATATATGATTTTATATCTTCAATATGTTTTTTCCTTAATGATGGAGATGTTGAAGTTTTTTTAGTTGTTTCTTTTTTATCTTCTGTTGTTTTTTCTGTATCTTTTTTTCTACGTATTGGTCTGATATCTTCATTACCTTCATCAAATGTGTTTATAGATGATGTATCTAAACTAAGTCTTCCACCATCTTTAGTCATATTTAAATTAAAAGTTAAATCTCCTATTTCAATAGTTCCTACAGTTTTACCTGTATCTGTCATACTAGCTAATCCTTTACCTATTAAAGGAATGGTTAAATCCATAGCAGTTCCTTCAAATCCAGATGGAGTAAATTTTGCTCTTTCTGGTAATATTTCTTTTATAGCAGTTACAGTTTTAGGACTCATCTCTCCTTGAATAGAAAGTATTTCAATTAATTTATCAGCAATACCTCCTAGTCCTATACGCTCTAAGAAACTTTCTGATACTTCTTGTTCAGTAGGATATTCTTCTGAACTGATACTTTTACGATACTTATCTTCGGCTCTACGTTCTAAATCTTTTTTTAATATATCTTCAATACCTAAAGATTTCATAGTGCCTCTTTCTAAAAGATCTTGTAAAGTTCCTGCTGGCCCACCATAACTATAACCCCCATAAAAAGCATCTCTCATTCCTTGTATACCACCCGGAGTAGCCATCGTTTGTGCAAGAATATTCTCAGCTTGATTTATATCATAACCTTTACTTATTAAATCATTTAAAAATGTATATTCAACTTGAGTATATCCTTCTTTATTTAATCTCTTTTTATAATAATTAGGGTCCATTCCTATTAGTGTATCTTCATCTTTATCAAATATTTGACCTCTTTTATCTGTTTTCGTACCAAAAAATCTATCAAAAATTCCGGGTTCTCTAAAAGTTCCTGCTACTAAATCAGGTCCACCTAATTGAATTTGAGCTTTCCCTGTTGCTGGATCTATTACAGCTAGATTAGCTGACTCCTCATCACTAATATTTCCTTCTTTATCTACATTAGCTACAGACCATCCTCCTGTATATAAATCAATATCTTCTCCAGTTGGACCAGTAGCAGCAGGAGTTAATTCTTCTGTTGTAAGACTAATAGATTCATCTTCATATTCATCAAATTCACCACCACCTTCTCGTCTATAAACCATAGGAAGACCACCACCTGATCTACGTCTATATATACTTTCTAAAGATAGACCTTTAGCTACATTTACATCTTCAGCTTTTCTAGATATTTGATTTAGAACCTCTTGAGGTATTTCAAGATTTGCTGCTTTTTGTCCATATTCACCTCTATGTGCTGCATCTAGTACATCTTTAATACCTCCGGGCATTTTAGCAGCTTCAAATAATATACTATTAGAGTAATTAACAGCATCAGGATCACCTTTTTTATGAGCTTCTCTTCCTAATGCTCCAATTTTAGCAAAATGCACTTCTACTGGATTAGTAGGATCAGGTATATCAGCTATTGCTTGATCTTTAGCTGCATATGCTTTTGCTAAGTCTGCTTCTGCTTTTTGCCTTACAATAAAATTTTGTACATCTATTGAACTAGGACCAGTAAAGTAAGGCATATTAGGCTCAAAAGGATTACCTGCACCAGCAGCTATTTCTTCTGGAGTTCTTCCCTGTGTTTCTCTATTTATTTTTTGTTGTGCTTCGTATCTTAAATAATTTGGATTAGTACTTCTAAATGGAGTAGGAAGAGGATTTGTATATCCTAATGGTTCGTTACCTTGAGCAGGATCACCTTTTTGTGGTGGTACATATTGTCCTGCACCGAATGCTAATTCTGGAGTACTATCGTATAAACCTTCATTTGGATCTACATTACCCGGATCTGTTGAACCGTGTGCAGCTTCATATTCTGCTGCTGCTAATGCATAATCATCACCTATACCACCACCAACATCTCTATAGATCGTAGGAAGACCACCATTGGCAAAAGCACTGGTAGCATCGGGATCAGCAAAGGCACTGCTTCTACGTCTGCGTTCACTCAGGGTCATATAGGCATCATCAAGCCCACCACCGTACTGACGGTCTTGAAATCCCATCATATGATATAATTTTTCTTTAGGTTCATTTCTTTTATTCATATATAAATTATCAAGTCCTTGTGAGATTTGACCTCCCCCTCTTAAATCTATGTCTTCATCGTAATAACCCGGATCTTCAGTTTCAGTAGGTGCGTCATCTGTATCATCTGTATAAAAAGCATCTTCTTGCCAACCAAATCCCGGTAAGTCTCCTTGTCCTAATGGAGTTACTGTCTTATTATCGCTACCTGTATATGGTCCTAATCTTGAAGACATAACATTCATTAAAGCCATCGGATCATTTTTATATGTAGGAACAGTAAATT